TGGGTTCGTCCGTTGCAATTTGCAAAAGTGTGGTTTGGCTGCGGTCTTCTTCAATGGTCAGGTTAACCATCCGGTAGTAAACTCCGCCGAAGTTGATGCGGCGGCTGTAGTCAAAGACCTGGGCCACTGTTTCAATTTCGTAGTATTGCCGAGGTACTGCCAGCTTGGAAACCAGCTCGTAATAGATCGCATAAATAAGCGGGTGCTTATCGTCGCCCCAAAGCGCGTTTCCTATTTCCTGAGTGCGCCCGGTGTTGGTGTAGATGCGCAGCTCGTTAGCGGTTGGTGTTATGCTCGGATTGTTTACGTACTTGTCGCCCAAAAGCGTGGTGCTGTCGCGGCGCTCACCTATGCGCTTGCTTTTGTTGTCTACCAGGTACAGCAAGTTGTCGCCGCTTGCTGCGTTGTACTCCAGCTTGTAGGTTGCGTTTTGCGTGTCAATGGTCAAAGCTGGCCCAGCGGTGCGCGTGATTTCTACCGTTAAATAGACCGCGTTGGGCCCTATGTTCGGTAGCGTGGTCATGCTATTATTATTCGCCACGGACTCAACTACGTTCACCTCAATAATGATAGGGTCAGGGTTGCTGATGCTGTCCGTAAAGTTGTGGCTCACATAGGAGGGCGTGAGCGTCCAGGCTGTACCATCCCAATAGTAGCCATTGAATTGCCAGGTATAGTCAACTTGGAAGGTCACGTTGTGCGTGCCGTAGTTAGCGGGCACGGTTACGGTGAAGTCCACGTCCAGCCAATACTTGAGGTAGTTGCTGCCCGTTGGTATTGCCTGCCCAACCCAATCCTCCTCACGCCGAGCGGGCACGCTATCAATGCCCACAATTTGCGGCGATAGGATTGCGTGCTCTACCCACCACTCGCGGACCGCTGCCTTGTTCATTTCCAAACCTCCAGCGATCGCCGCAATGGTGGTAGTGCCTCCAAGCATAACGGTGCTCACCTGGTCACCTTGGAAATCGTATTCAAACCAGCTCGCGGGGTTGTCGTCGTAGATAGCTCGGAAGGCTACATAACCCTGCACCTGGAACATTTGCAGTCCAAAGCTGGTACAAATATCGTCGAGCACCTCGCGGCATGTTCTAAAGTTCTTTTGCGAATTGGTCAGCGTGTACTGCCAATTCTCCATAATGCAGCCGGAGTAGTACAGCCCTTCGCCTCCAGTTGGCTGGGCGCTGGTTCCGTTTGCAGTTATTCCGCGCATCATTGCCGATACCACAAAGTTGCGGTAAAGGTCAAAGAAGCGAAAGTAACTAAAAATATCGGCTATTTGGTCCGTGAAAGGCACCAGGCCGGAAGCCACGCCACCGGAAGCCAGGCGGCTAGTTGGTACGTCAAGGTAGGCGAAGCCGTCGGCAGCTTCTAAGCGCAGCACGCGCTGCCCGTTAATTAACTCCACGCTGCACAGTTCCGGCTGGATGAAGCCACGCCATACGTCTAGCGGTCCTGCCTTTTGTATTTCAATAACGTAGCGCCCGGTGCTATCGGCCATCAGGTCGTACAGTGGTCCCGTAATACTGTCCCTGGAGCCTACCAATACCTCTAGGCGGCAGGTGCTGGGCACTAGTCCGGGTTGGTAGGCATCGAGGGCCACGTACTGTACGGACCAGTCAAATACGTGAAAGGTAATGGGCGTGTAACTGGCACCGTCCAAGTCCTTAATGTAGAAGGTATGGGCCGCCGTGGTTCCGGATGCAAAAGTAGTTTTAGCCAATTCTTCCCAAGTCGTAGCCGCTACGGCTGTTAGCTAAATAGATGTCGTTGCCGCGCAAAGTAGTGCGGCCACCAAATAGGCCACCTTCCACCATTCCGGTAGCTGCGTTAAACGTAGAACCTCCGAGCCCTGGTATTCCCATTTGCCCGCCTATAACTTTGAACAGTTGCCCAGTTGTTGCCCCACCACCTAGGCCAGTGGCTTGAAGCGCTACAGCCAAAGCCAAAGCGGCAGCAGCTGCAGCTAGCAAACGGTTGCGCATTTCAATCAATTTTTGTTTGAATACGTCAAAGAATTTTTGATCCGTTTCTGCCGCTTCTTTGAATGCTGCAAATCCGATATTAACGAGGTCGCTCATTGCACCGCTTACCTGGTTAATAGCGCTGCCCAAATCTTTGTATCGCTTCGATACGGTCACAATACCAGGTATGACGTCGTCGACAAAATCGCCGTGCAGCGTCATGGCGTCCTCTAAGATAGAAGGGTCTAGGGCATCAATTTGCGCTTGCTCAAAGTCAAACCACATTCCGGTACCTTTGAACAAATCAGCGCCTAAGCTTTCGAAGTACGAATCCGTGGCTGTTTTAATTCCTGAAGTATCCGGCGCAAAAATGGGGCTTCCTTTACTGGCTCCAGTTACCTTATCAATTTCGGCCTTTAGCTTTTCAATTTCAATGCGGAGTTTTTTAATTCTCACGCCTGAAACGTCGGCATTTTCAAACTCCGCTTGCAGTTCTGCTAGGCGGCTTTTCATGCCCGCCAAAGTGGTGTAGCCTACAGTATTAAAGGTGTTATAAATGCCGCGCATCGTAGCTCCCATATTCAGGAGCTCGCTCGTTGCTTTTTTTGTAGCCTCGCTTAATCTATATACTGGAAGTTCTAGAAATGTACCAAAGCCCCAAAACTTATCTTCACCCACCTGGTTAGTGGCACCTTTTAGCCCTAACATGTCGGAGGTCAGGGTTAAAATTGCCGAGCCAAGCTGTAAAACTTTATTGATAATCGGGCTAAAAGTTTGCCCTGAGCTGGCTTTGAAATTTTCCCAAGTAGTTACCAGTTGCTGGCTGCTAGTGGTTGCATCCTGCACAGTGTCGCCCATCAGCTTGAGCTGTTCGGATGCGATTTCTCCTACCGCTTTGGTTACGGCGCCAATAGTCGCGCTTTCCACGGTTACGCCGTGCAGTTTGTCGCGAAGCATTGAAGCGCTTATACCTAGGTTGTCCAGAATGAGCGGACTCTTGCGGCCAATACCAGTAACGATTGAATTAGTCAGGTAATCTACCTCCTGCCCGGTTTCCTTTGCTCGCTTTTGGGCAAACTCAAAAAGGGTGCCCAGCTCTTTTACTGGTATGCCAAAGTTACCAGCTTGTACCGCTTGCTGTAAAAGCTTGACGTCCGATACCATGCCTTGAGTGGATTTCCTCAAGCGGTCTAGATCCGCAGCGTTACCGAAGCGCTCAAAGCCTCTAGCGGCTGCATTCAGTTGGTCGCCAAGCTTGACGGCCTCCATCGTAAAGTCGGCAATTATACCTACAGCAAAAGCGGCGCCAAGCATTTCGCCAATCTTGCCGATGCCCTTGCTCCAGTCCTTTAGCTCCTTATCGGCTTGACGGATTCCGTTCCGAAATTCTCGGGTGTCTAGTCCTAGCAGTAAGCGCGAAATAATTTGATCAGCCATTTGTTACTGCTATTTTGAATAGTTCTTCGATGCCGGAGCTCTTTTTCTTTTCGTCGTCAAACCTAAAGAAGTCGGTAGGCTTGATACCTCCCTTCTTCGCGTTGCCGCTAAAGTTAGCTACCTGAGTAGCCAGCCACCTGGTGCGGCGCCAGGCGTCCTTTTCCCCTTCATTAAAAGCCTCCAGTATCGCCGTTATTTCGTCCCCGGTAAAAGTGACGGCTTCGGCTTTACTTACTCCTATTCGCCCGATGAGGAGGCCCAGTAATTTTACTGGACCTCCGTCGGGAAAAAAGGGGCGTTAAGTAACGCCGGGAGGGCCTCGATGTTAGAGGCGCTAATTTCCTCGGTAAACTGTTCAAACGATGGCCGCTCTTTGACGTTCCAAAAGCGCTGGCAATATAGCAGCGCGATTGTGTCCCTTAAACCCAAACCTTCGCTGATATCGGCCATTCGTTTGCCAGTTAAATCTTCGAATAATAGCGCTGCCCCCAGCGAGAATTTCTGCCCCTTTTCCATTACGCGTTTGTTGTTTTAGCCAAGGCTGTAGCGCCCTGTAATTGAAATGTAAATGTACCGTTATCTTTGTCCGGCTGTGAGCTGGAGAAAGAAGTAAATACCGCTTGACCGCTGAGGCAGCTTTCTCCAGTTGCTGGAGTAACTGAGCCAGCCGCGCAAGGTGTCAATTTCACCGTGACCAAAGTACCTACCAATTCGTACAGTTCGTCCGGGTTCCATTTGGTTGCGTCGTCGTCACCAAAGAGGGCAGTACCTGAAGCGGTCCAGGTGCGTGCGCTAGAAACGTAGGTACGCCATGTTGCGCTGTCCTTGCTGGTGGTTTCGCGGGTTTCGCTTGTGATGTCAAACGAGCACTCGGTCTCGTTGGCCAAGCCTTTGAATGTGGTGCCGTCCGTGCTCAATAGGACGCGGAATTCGGTGCCTGAGTTTGTTGCCATTAGTAGGTAGTTTTAATTGTAAAAGTGAAGTCGGCTATCAAAAGTACGGTTTCCTCGTCCTGGTTAAAAAGGCTCTGCGCGTTGGTCATCCAGGCGGAAATGTATGTACTGTTCCCATTGGCTGCCAGGTAGGTGCGAATGGTTTGGAGGGTTGTTTGCGCGTTGTCCGCCGAAGCCTGGTAGATGTACAGTTCCGCGTTTACGGTCTGCATCCGGTAGCCGTCTTTGGTTTCGCTTACGTCGATGCTGTCGAGCTGCAAAACTATGTGATCTACCTTTGTGCCCTGGGGCGCAGCCATAGCATAAACGGGCAGCGCCTGAGCGGCTACCAGTTTGTCGCGAATGATTTGCAAGTAGTTCACTGGAGGGCTTGCCTTAATTGTTTCTGCCACTTGCTGCGGCCCATGCGATCAATCCTAGCGCGGCTAGATGCGCCCAGTGCTTCCCATGCCTGGCCCATGTAGTCCTTTGCTTTGTAGCCTTTATTGGTACCATTTGCCCGACGTCCGTACAGCTGCATGAAAGGGTAAGCCTGGGCGTCACCTTTGCGGTTGCGCACTCGTACCGGGCCAATCCATACAGCAATCTGGTCACGCCATGCGCGGACGCGTGCGCGGGTTACCTTGATGCTCTTAAAGAGGTCTTTCGTTCCTGGTTTGGTAACGTCCTCATAAGCGGCAGCCCGCGCTGCGTTGCGCAGTGGGGTAGCCTCCTGGCGGAGGGCACCGTACAGCTCCTGCAGTCGGATTTTCTCCGGTGCATTCTGTAGCTTCTTGCGGAGCTCGTCAAGGCCAACAATTCCCTTTTGCTTAGGCATTGTCCTTGAGTTTGCATTTAATCAATGTATAGCGCTTGCGGCCTTCCGGCAGCGCGCTAATCACCTCGTAGCGCTGGCTGTTGAATTCCAGCTCCCAGGAGCCAAGGACGTCCGTCCGGTAGCGCACGCGCCAAATAACGGTGGCGCTGCTCTGCATTTGGTCCGACACAAAAGCCTCCGTGCCCGCTGCTTCGTTGATTACCAGCATAGCATAGCAAGTACCAGCGCTCGCGAAGGTGCGCAGTACCTGCCCTGAGTTATTGGTGCTCACGGTTGGGCTGTAGAGAGTTATGCGGCGGTCTAGCGTCACAGTGTGTTCTTGTAACGAAATAGGACCCGGTCAAAAAAGCGCGGAATAGGTTGCGGCAAGTCGTCGCCGTAATCAAAGCCAAATTTAATCCGCTGGTAGATTGCGTGGATTACGTCCTTTGGCGTGCTGGTGTTCCAGCCTGCAGCGTAAACTACCTCCAGCTTATCGCCTTCCTCGGAAGGGGTCAGGCGTCCGTTCAATAGGGTGTATTCGGTGTCGGCCACGCCGTCCACCTTTACATAAGTAACTGCCCCGATGGGCCAAAAGGGAAGCGTTATTTCAGCTTCCCAGTTGGTCACCACCGTTACAGTTGCAGTGCCGACTACCACCTGCGCATAGCTCAGCGCCTCGTCACAAGCTGCGTTGTAGAGGAAGGTCAGCAAACTGTCGTCTGCGGATCCATCCACGCGGCAAAAAGCCTTAACCTCTGTGAGGTTAATAGCTGCAGGGGTAAAGTCGACGGTTGTCATTAAATCGTTACGTCGTCAGCGATTACGAAGGACTTAGGACGCAATACAGCAATATCCATGAAGCGCTCCACGTAGATGCGAACCGTAGAAGAAAGCATTTCGGTGTAAGGGTCAATCAGCAAAGTTGCACCGCCCCAAAAGCCGATTTGCACGTCTTCGAAGTTACCGAAAAGAATACCGTAGGTAGCAGGGCTGCCAGCGGTTACTTTGCTCAAGGTCGTGCTGTAGATGTTGTAACCGTTCGCGGTCTGGACTGGGTCCAACATGCCCTCTACCAAGAAGCGGCCGGAGCCAGCGTCTACCTTGGTCTTCTTCAATTTAGCCACTACGTTGGGGTGCGTAACGTAGCCCAGGCGTCCGCCCAAAGCGTTGTTTGCAGCAAGCAAAGCTTCCATGTCTACGAGGTCGTCATAAGACAAAGCGCCGAGGGCCAAGTCCTGAGCCGTACCGTTCAAAGCGGTATAGATACCAGTAGGTTGGTTAGAGGCTCCAGTACCAGTCAATACAGCCTGCTCCAGTCCTTTATTAAAGGATTGGTTCAGCTGGTTGATCATGCGGGCCTGGATGCCTTGGCTGTACTCTTGAGCCAACAGCTGATTTGATACAGCGGCTGCAATCACCGAGCGCTTTGGCGTCATGGTGATAGTAGAGAAGGTCAAGTCCTGGGCAGAAGCTGCGCCAGTCTCCGTGTTCCAGTTCAAAGTGTAGTCGCTGTCTTGTACTGGAAATTGTACGTTTCCGGTCAAGCCTTCAGCAACAGAGCACAAGGAAAGCATAGGAGTATTTGGGTACAAGAAATCCACGTACTTACCTGGATCCGTGTAGACCAAATCGCCGCCCAAGTTGCCACCAGTTCCACCGGTTACGGTGTTGGTACGAAGTTCGCGGTTCAAGAATTCGGGCATGTGGATGGCTGCCTGGTTTTCGCCGCGGCTTTCTACGCCCAGCTTGTTGCGCTCGGCAATACCTTCCTGGTTCATTTCTGCCTCGATTCCGGTCAGCTTGCCGTTGCGTGCTTCGCGGATTGCCTTAACGATGTTAAAGGAGCGCAGGTCTTTCTTTTGTGAAGCGGAGAAACCACCAGCGAAGGCTGAGGCATCCACTCCAGCGCCTGGATTCTCGGCGCCTTCGGGTTTTGTTTCCATTTGTATGGGGGTTAAATTAATTTCGGTTTCTTCGACCTGAGCCGCGCGGGCGCTCTCCAGGCTTCGCATCGCCACAGCGGTAGAGGGGTTCGCTCCGCGTGGCGTCAGGCTGATGTCAAAAATTTCGGCCACTTTGGTGATCACGCGCGTGGGTTTCTCACCTTTCACGTTTTCCCAGCGTTCCTCGGCAACAGTGAAAGCCCAGGACGCCTGATCCAAATCGCCGCGCTCCACTAGGGTGCGGGCTTCTTTTCCGGTGGAGGTTTCAGGTGCCGTAAACTCAAAGTACAGCCCCTGGTCATCCGCGCGCAGTTCCAGCGTGCCCTTACCTTTGTTCCGGCGTGCTAGGACGTAGTCGTAGTTATGGTTCAGCAAAGCGTGAATGTCGAAGCTATCCACCTCGGCAAAAGCGCTGCGCTCAATGCGCTCGTTAAAAGCGCCCATGTCGTAAGCTTCATAATTGGCAGCGTAGCCAAAAATCAGCCCTTCCTCAGCTCCGCCGTTAAGAGGCAGACTCCGAATCTCCTTCTTCTCTGTTGATGGTTCCATTTTGTATATCGCCAGTTACGCTCATGTGAGCGGGTTTGTTGTACTCGTCACCGCCCTCGATGGGAGTCATGCCTTCGCTCTTGCGGATTTCGTTAGCGCTAATTGCGCCGATGTTCCAGTAGCTCACGTTCCGCTGCACCTGGGCCATCATGTCGCCGCGCATTAAACTCTTGAGGTCTAGCTCAAACTCAAGCGCTCCAGTTACCAGCTTGTTGGTAAACTCCATTTCGATTTGTTCGCAAAGCGGGCGGATGCAGTCGCTTACAAATTGTGCGTTCTGCGCTTCGATGGATGCGTTTTGGCTTACGCCCTGCATGTGGCCCACTTTGTGAGGTGGTACCTTAAAGATGCGGCAGATTTCCTCTACGCCGAAGTTCATGCTCTCAATGTACTGTGCCTCCTGCATGCTTATGCTTACGGGCTTGTACTCGGCTCCGGCAGTCAGTACGGCGGTCTTGCCGCTGTTAGCTCCGGAGTAACGCTGGTCAAATTGGCGGCCGAGGTCCTTTAAGCGCTCCACGTCGCGTATGCTGCCATCCAGTTGCAGGATGCCCTTGGGCATTGCACCGTTTCCGTAGAAACCGCCGAGGTGCTTGTTGGCGGCCATAGCCGTGCCGATGGTTTCCTTCGCGTAAATAATGGGGCTCAGTCCGTTGATGCCGTCAATGGTCCACGCTTTCAAGTGTATGATTTGCGAAGGCTCCAGGCGCATGGTCACGCCACCGGGAAGGTAGAGGCTATAGATCAGTCGGCCGCTGGTGGTATCGATGGTCACCAAATCGGTGTCTATCATTTCCAAGGCCGTAATCCGTCCGCGGTTCCGGACTGGCAATACATAAGCATTCCCGCGAAGTAGTAGGCTGTTGATAAGCGCCTGCCGCCAGTAGTAGCTGTTGTATGCCTCGGAAGGCTTGCGGCTTACCAGTTGATCCAGTTGGCCCTCCACTCGTACCTTCCCCTGCTCCGTTTCCGCGAATAGATGGAAGGGCAGGGAGGCTATGGTATCGGAAATCAAAGAAACGCACGCGTAGACGGTGGGCACCGTTGGCGCGTTGTTGCTGTTGACGGTTTCCCCGGCGTTGGTTTGGCCTCCACCTATCAGCTGGAAAAGCCAAGGCTTCGGATTAATAATTCCCGAAATGCTCCGGGTAACTCGTTGAAGAAAGGAGGCCATTGCGCAAAGGTTACGAATTACATTTTATCAATCCAAATTATACGAAAACAATATCTTCCGTTTGGTAGACGGAGGTATTTGCTTGTGCGTTGTGTACATATCCGGCAAGCGCTGTAATAAGCGCAGCGGTCCCGTCTATCTTATCGGGGGCCTTGGATTTGTTAAAGGTCCAGTTATCGTTTTTGTCTATCTGCAGGTTCGTGTTGGAAATGTGCCAGGCGGTCACCGGGTTTCCGTCGTGCCCTATGCGCTTCTGTTGGACCAGGCGGTAGAGTAGTTTCATGGGCTCGTTAATCATAAGCACGCCCTGCCGTACCTCAAAGCAGAATTTAGCACCGTAGCGCTGCCGTACCTGGTCTATGGTTTCCGCTGCGTTCCACGGATCAAAGAATATGGCTTCCACCGGGTAGGCTTCGCAAATTTCAAAGATTTTGCGCACGCGGTCCGGTGTGGTGTTCACCTCTCCCTCGATTACCTCGACGTGCCCGCCCTTCATCCAGTTGCGCACCAGGTTCGGGTAACGGTTTTTGCGCTTGTCCATGGAGTGCTGCGTGATTTGGTAAAACTGCTTTGTGTAGAAGCGCTCCCCTCCATCCCAAAACAGTAGGACGTAGGCGGTCCAGTCGTTTACAGCTGCAAGGTCAACGCCCATATAACAGCGCCAGGTACCTAGCGCGGCGGGCTCCTTTTGCAGGCAGCGGTTCCAGCTGCCCAGTTCAATGTACGGTTGTGCGCTTCCGGCCCATTGGTTCAGGTGCAGCTTGCGCAAGGATAGTAGAGTCGGTTCGTCAAACTTAGCCGTGCGGCTCAGCTCCTGGAGGTATTCCATGGTAACGGTCACGCCAAGGCTAGGGTTTGCCTTTGCCCATACTGCAGGATCGTGCGGGTCCTCGGTGTCCTTGGCTCCGTAGATTATGGGCAGGAAGCTAGGATCGTCCACGTCGCCGTTCAGCACCTTAGTAGCATACTCGTGCCACTTATGTGCAAAGGTAAAAGCGCCGCCCGCCGTGGTAATCGCAATCATTTGGCTAGGCCGCGCGGCCATCGATGTGCGCAGCGCCTCCCACAGCTCCGGTCCCTTGTGTTCGTTCCAGGCGTGAATCTCATCGCACAAGATTAGGGAAGGGTTTGCGCCGTGGTTGCTGAGGCCGTCGGAGGTAATGGTCTTCAGGAAGCCGGGTTTGTTTAGTAGGTGGATTTCCTTGCGGTAAGGTATCAGCGCCTGCTTCAGCACCGGGTTCATCAAAATAGTATTTCGCACATAGCCGAACAGTACGCCAGCCTGCTCCCTGGTGGCTGCGGCAATAATTACCTGAGGATTTGAATTATCCTTCCATCCTTTGAGTAGGTGGGCAATGGCTAGCATAGCAATAAATGCGCTTTTACCATTCTTCCGAGGGATCTCCAGCCAAACCATCCGCTTGCCTTCGCTCCGGCGGATTAGGTCCCGCTGCCATTCCATCAGCTTTACCGGGGTACCTGCGGCGGCGTCTTCGGTAAGTACGCAGTATTTCTCGATGGTCTCTTCCGTCCAGGTCATAGCTCAAGGGTCATTTGGTTGTTTTCTTCTTTGCGCAGTTTTTCAATCATGCGCTTTGCCTGGGCCAGTGAAGCAATAGCCGGGTTGCTTCGGATTACCAACTGGCCCCGGTCGGTAAGCGCTTCGATTATTGCGCCGTGCTTTTCGATCGATGCTTCGCAGTCCGCTTTTACGCGGAGCCATACTTGGAGCTCTGGATTCATAGGAAGGGGAGTTTGAGGTCGTCTTGATGGAGTAAAGACGAGGC